GAAGAAATGAACAACGGGCATTTTATAGTAGGCGCCGGACCTGCTGCCATGTGAGGAGGTGAACGAATATGGCGGACACAACTACAACGAAAGGTGGCTACTCCCGCATCCAGCACTCCATCGCCACAGCGGCAGAGTGGGAGAAATACAACCCGGCTATCCGCCCGGGAGAGCTGCTATTTGTCAAAAAGCCTGACGGCAAAACTAGCGTAAAGGTAAACACCGGTGATAGCGATACCAAGTATGAGGACATCACCACTGTGTGGGACCAGGGCGTAGCCGAACAGCTACAAACCAACCTTACTGATACGAAAGCGGCGGCAAACGCAGCAGTCGATGCGAAGAACTCTGCGCAGAGCTACGCCCAGCAAGCGGAAGCGACGGCGAACGCCATCAAGGAAAAAGAGATTCTGGCTATCACTGACAGCGTACAGCTTGCAATCAATACCGGAGACGGCGGCCTGGACGTCGTAATTAAAACGAAATAAGGAGTACTGAATATGTCAGAAATTATTATTAACACACCGAGACGCGAGGACGTCAACGGAATCACGTCCGCTATAATGAAGCAAAACAGCCTTCTTGAACAGTATTTCAGGGTCACGCAAACGGCATTTTCGCCGGTGACGACGTGGAAAGAATTTAAAGAAATATGTGAATCCGGAGCCGCCAAAAAGTTTTTTTCCATCGGCGACCAGTATCAGTGCAACAAAGGCGGTACGCCTATTACGTGGGACTTGGTACATATTGGCGACAATGACGACGGCAGTAATTACGCAGTGCTTTATGCGCATGACTTAATCGGACCTACCATGCAGCATTGCCGCAGGCAGGCCTTGTTTTACGCAACATCAGAGGTACCAGCAGGCACTTATCACTTCACACCCGTAACTACAAATATCACGGGAACGGAGTGGGGCGCTGCCGGCGAATGGGGGAAGACTATGCAAATCACCACCACGAAGACAATACCTAAGGGTGGGCAGATTACGTTTAAATACGACTTAGGATGGAACGCGTCATCATACTACTTTTACAAGCCGTGGAGTACAGGGGCGACTCTTATCACCGTAAGCGGGCCTACAAGTGATACGGCCATCGAAGAATTAACACCGACCGAGGGCTCAAGCGGCACAGAGCTCACTACCCTTGGAGAGGTGAACTGGTCACAGAGAGCAGGAGCAGGTTACAACAGGTGGAGAGATTCCGACGTACGGATGTATCTCAACTCGAAAGCAGAGGCAGGTAAATGGTGGTCTGCTACATCAGGTTTTTCGCGCATTAACGGCAGCGCGTCTATTGCCGGGTTCATGAATGATATTGATAGTGATTTCCTTGACGTGTTGTCAAAAGTCAAACTAAAAACGGACACAAACAAAATCACCGATAGCGGCATCCAGGACATAACTTACGATACGTTTTTCTTGCCATGCAGAGCCAATCTTAATTACGGTAATAACGATGAAAACAACCCTGAAAGCACCGTTGATTTTGACTACTATACCAAATTCAGGCAAGACGGCAAGACCGGAACAAATACCGGATCGGATGACAACCGACTGAAAAGCAACGGAGAATGGTACCACTTAAGGACTCCAAATGTGGGCTACGCGACCTATGTGTACCTTGTCCATAATCATGGTGCCCTGGACAACGTCGTCGCCCACGTCGGGTATCGCTTGGCGCCGGCTTGCTGTATCAACTATCACAATTAATCAAGCCGCCGACAGGCGGCGAAAGGACGAACACCCATGGCAGTACCCAAAAGCAAAAGAAATGAATCGCCCTTAGAAGTGCTGAACGAGGCGAGGACACTGGCGGTGTATACTATCCGTTTATGTTCCAACGAGAATAAAATCCCAAAACGGTACAGATGGTGCATAGCCAGCGAACTTATCAATGCGGCAGTAAAAGCAAGCGGTTACTGCGCTAGAGCTAATGCAATCTATGTCAACGATTTAGAAAGTTATAAGCTCAGAAGAGCATATCAGCAGAGAGCACTAGCTGAACTTGAGTCGCTAGAAAGTAATATGATAATAGCATACGAACTCTTCTCTGGGCTGAAACAGATGAAAGATGATGACAGGCCAAAAGGAAGGATAAATATTTCCGCCTGGACATCTCAGAAAATAAAAGTTAAAAATCTGGTACTGGCATGGAAGAAGTCTGATGCTGAAAGATTTAAGAAAATGGGCCAATCACTGTAACTCCAAATGTGGGCAACGCGAACGATGTGAACCTTGTCCATAATCATGGTACCCTGAACAACGACAACGCCAACAACGGGTATCGCTTGGCGCCGGATTACGATGGCCAGTTAAAGTAGTGAAAGCGAAATCAAGGCCGTAGCAAGGAGTGAGAGGCCCGTCCCCTTCGAGGGCGAACAAAACGCCATGACGCAGGTGACTACATTTAGCCAGCCCTGCTATTAGCGTGGTCAATCAAATTTATGGATGCAAAAGAAAAAGTTATAAATTTTAATGCCTTATACGAGGCAATGAATAAATGCGCAAATGGCGTAAGGTGGAAAGCTGGGACCGCTCGCTACTTAGAAAACGGGTTAACCAACACGCAAAAGCTGATTGATGAATTGCATAGCGGCACGTATAAATTAGGAAAGCAAATGAAGTTCAATATTTACGAGCCGAAGAAAAGAGAAGTAGTGGCACTACATTTACGCGATAGGCAAGTGCAAAGAACTTTACTCGACAACTATCTTTACGATGAAATCACAAGACATTTCATCTACGACAATGTGCCTTGCCAGAAAAGGAAGGGCACGAAAGCAGCTGTGAACCGCTTGAAGGTTATGATGATAAAGGCGTATCGATTATATGGGGATAATTACTATATCCACCTCTTCGATATCCGCCATTTCTTTGCTTCAACTTCCCACAAGGTGGCAAAAGCAACCATCAGAAAGAAGGTGAGAGACGAATGGGCCTGTCAAATGGTAGACATGCTGATAGATAGCTTCCGCGGAGAGACTGGAATAGGGCTAGGAAGCGACATAGCGCAATTTATAGAATTGTCCGTATTGGACGACCTTGACCACTTTATCAAAGAAAAACTGCACGAGCGATTCTATCTGCGCTATATGGATGATTTCCTTATTATCTCAAATAGCAAAGAAAGGCTAAAGATGGACAGGATAGCTATAGAAGACGAGCTGAGTAAAATTTGCTTGGCTCTCCATCCAACAAAAAGCTTTATAGTACCTGCTTGCAGAGGGTTCAAATGGCAAGGATTCCGCGTTTGTCAGACAGAAACAGGAAAAATCATTATGACAATAGACAAGGCTAAAATCTATCATATGCGCCGCAAGCTCAAAAGGATGGTAAGGCTATGCAAAATAGGTGGAATTCCAAAAAGCACAGCAGACAATAGCCTTAAATGCTGGACTGCCCATGCCAAAATAGGCAATAACTATAAAGTCATTAAAAAGATGCAGTCATTTTATAGAAATTTATGGAAGGATGATGAAAATGTTTAAAAAGATCGATAGCTCAATCCGGAAACGAAAAGAAGAACTCGACAACATGGCATTGCGCGAAAGAATTACAAATGCAGAAGCAAATCTTGACTACCTGTCTATGATGAGCGGAATCGAAGTGCCGGAAGACGAAAGCAATCCGAATCAGGAGGAGGTGACTAAAAATGAGTAAAAATTTCGAGCGGGTAAAAAAATGGTACACGCTTGGCAAATGGCCGAAAGAAGCTGTAAAAAATGCAGTGATTAAAAAATGGATTACCGCCGATGAATACAAGACTATCGTGGGCGAAGACTATGTCGCTAATTGAAATTATCGACGCGCAATGCGAAATTATCAAGATGCAGAGCAAACTAATAAAAGAAATGGCGATTGAAATCGGCATGGAAAATATCTTTACAGAAGAGATGAGCCGCATTAATGCACTAAAAGAAAGAATCGAGGCGCAAGATGAATGAAAGCGAACTTGCAGTAAAATTAGATCGAATCGAACAGCAGCTAACAGCACTAAACAGAGAAGTCGTACAGGCTATTGATTCTGGCAAATCGGCCCACCACCGAATTGATGATCTCAAACGCGACATTTGCTGGACTCTCGGTACGAGTGTAACTACAGTCGGCATTTTCGCGTCAGTGCTGACATCAGTGCTGTCGCGTATGTAGGTGATACTATGTTTGAAAAAGTGAATATCGCAGATTGTCTCGTCATCATCGGACTTGTCACAGCCTTGATTTTGGCGATTTTTTATGCCCTAAACGAGTTGGCCATGTCCATCGCAAGTGGGCTCTTAGGTTACATTGGCGGTACTGTGAAATCCGCGACTACAAGAAAGGATGATTTGAAGTGAAAGTATTTTTAAACCCTGGGCACGCGCCTAATGGTAATCCGGATCCTGGTGCATGCGGGAACGGTTTGCGTGAATGTGACATTGCAAAAGAGGTTGCTGAGCTCGTAGAAAAATATCTCGTCGCCGCAGGTGTAGAGGTTGTGGAAAATCTACAATCCGATAATCTTTACTACGATGGGGAAGGGGCATGTGTAGTAGAGGAAGCTAATGCCTGTGGAGCGGATATTTTTATTTCTATTCATTGTAACAGCGCAACCCCTGCGGCATTGGGTACAGAAACACTTTGCTACGCAGACCGTGGCAATGCCGGCGAATTAGCACACTGCATTCAAGACCAGATTATCAACAGCTTAGGTACGGTCGACCGTGGCGTAAAGGAACGCCCAGGATTGGTTGTTCTGCGTATGACTGACATGCCTGCTGTGTTAGTGGAATTGGCTTTTATCAGCAACGAAGGCGACGCCGCATTACTTGCAAATGATAAGGACGAATTCGCTCGTGCAATTGCACGGGGGATTACGGACTATGAATGCATGTAGATTCGATTTGATGAAAGGATTGATGTTTTATGTCAAAATGGACCGATGTAAGAGATAATGTAGTTGATGCACTTCATGTTGAGGATGTGACCGAAGACATCAAGCAGCATGTAACGTCTACCCTGATGAGCGAAGTCATGCCCGTGATTGAGAATGTAGTAGACAATTTCTGTGCTGCCACGAGAGAGCAGGCGAAAACAGAGACGGGCTGGGTTAAAGTAAGAGACGGCATTGTCCTTCCGCTTGTCATGGAAGGGACTGTCTATGTTGTCAAAACCGTGCTTAATAAAACGGTAACGGAGACAACATAAAATATGTAATATAAAGAAATTTTTATTTATTAATGCGGGCAGAGAACGGAACGAGAACAAAATACTTAAAAACCAAGATAAAGGATAAGATGAAAAGGGACTCGATGCTTGAAATACCCTGATAAAACGGGGCTTCTTAATACTCAAAAAATTAGGCGGAAATCAGTGAAAAAATGCCTGGCATGATGTAAGACTCAGTAAGGCTTACTAGTAATGAAATAGAATAAAGACTACCCTAAAAAGGGCTGTCGCTTAGGCGGCAGCCCTTTTTGTTGCCGGTTTACCCTGTTGAGCCGGCGAAGCCTGCGAAATATAACCCACCCGCTATGCGGGTGCGCGGTGTTAGTTATACTAAAAAAATCACCTTTCCTGTATAATAGAGGTGTCCAAGCCAC